TTAGCGTAATTCGAACAGGTAGCCCTGACCACGGACGGTGGTGATCACGTCCTGTGGGTACTGCATCTGAATTTTCTTACGCAAACGACCCATCAACACATCAATGGTGTGGCTCTCACGCAACTCGGCATCGGGGTAGAGCTGGAGCATCAGGGAATCCTTGCTCACTACTTTACCGCTGTTACGGATCAGCGTTTCCATGATGGTGTATTCGAAAGCGGTCAGCTTAATCACTTCATCGTTGATGGCTAATTCCCGTCGGGAGAGATCAACCTGGAACGGAGGGATGGAGATAACCTGCGAAGCCAGCCCGCTGTTGCGGCGTAACAGTGCCTGCATGCGCGCCGCCACCTCTTCAATATGAAACGGTTTGGTGACGTAATCATCTGCACCCGCACTGAGCACTTCAACTTTGTCCTGCCAGCCTTCACGGGCGGTCAGAACCAGAACCGGGAGAGAAACATCATGGCTGCGCCAGCGACGAATTAACGACAAACCGTCTTCATCAGGTAGCCCTAAATCGACAATGGCGATATCCGGCAGGTGTTCATTGAGATAATAATCGGCTTCTTTTGCATCTTCGGCATCGTCCACCTGATGTCCCATCTCCTGAAGTTGTACTTTCAGGTGATGGCGTAGCAATGCATTATCCTCAACAACCAATACGCGCATCATCTCTTCTCCCTAAATTAATGGTATGAATAGTTTAACGCTGATTATGGAGTTTGAAACCAGCGTCATGAAATTAAATGACTTTTTTAATGTTCCCAATACCTTGGGGGCGTCCTGGGGGCAAAGCTGTCGGCATATGATTGTTCAGCATGTTGACCTGGTCCTGGTTCATATCGCCGATCCACTTCGAATAAACCTCATACACCATGCGCGCATCCTCATGGCCCATCTGGCTGGCGATAAAGGAAGGGTTAGCACCAGCCATAAGCGTCCAGCACGCGAATGTGTGTCGGGACTGATAAGGATTTCTCTCACGTATTCCCGAAAGTTTAGTGCCCCTTTTCCATCCATACGAAATCGAGTTTTTGGAAAAAAAGTTCTCATTCACTGATGATTTCTTTTCCGGGGAAAACACAAACCGCAGATTTTGTGGCTCTGTTTTGCCGATTTCCCGGTGATGGAAAATGATCTGCTGTCTTGGGTTATTGCCTGTGGTTTCGAACTGCTCCAGCAACGCATCATGTGCAGGCTTAAGCAGGGTGATCGTTCGTATACCTGCATCTGTTTTCGGCGGCACAAACACCCGCTTGTTCGTCAGGCTTCTTGATACGTGAACTTCACCTTTTCTCAGATCGATATCCTCCCACGCCAGAGCACAAATCTCGCCGGGCCTCATTCCCGTGTGGACGGCTACAATGATGATCAAAGCCAGCTTTCGGGGAAGGGCGGAAATCAGTGCCTGGTACTCATGAAGTAGAAGCGGATCGGGGTCTGCCTTAGATAGCTTGAGCCGGGATACGCCCTCATAAGGAGCGTGTAATATAAACTGACTTCGATTCGCAAGCTTCAGCATTTCTGATAAAACCGCCATCTGTTTATTGACTGTTGAGGGCGCGCGTCCCTTTTTAACCAGGTTTGGCATTGAAGGGTTTAACACGCTGCCGGTCAGCAGCTCTTTGCGGTAATTAAGGATATCGGCGTGCTGAATATCAGCCAGGGGGGTATTTTCTCCTACAACGCGTTTCAGTGTGTTAACTGCAGACGTGAGTGAATGCAGCGTAGCCCCAGACACCTCCAGTGCTTTTGTATCAATGAAAAACTCGCTCAGCTCTTTAAAGGTCGTGATCCGCTTAGTTGATGAGAATTTTTTAAGAGCCTTTGATTCAGGGAAGCGCGCCGCATAGTCGAACTGGCCGAACTGGATCTCACTCACGATGACGGCGCGAAGGTTTCCCGCTTTCTTGATGTTGCTGCTGTTAACCACCCATCCCCGGAGAACTTCGCGGCAGCGAATGCCGCGATAGGTAAACGTGATCCTGATTTTTCCGTTATGAAGTTCAACGCCGGTTGGAAAGTTCATCATGCTTCCTGAATAAATCTATTAATCAGCGGAAAGTTGTACCAGACCAAAGCGCGTTTGCTTTCTCCACCGGGTACCGCGGGTACTCGCTTAAAATGAACCCCTTCAATCCAGCATCCGAGGCGATAAGCTTTTATTTGCCTGTCATCCAGCCCCGTTTTCTCAGTGAGCTTTCCCGCCACCATCCACTCTTCATCAAAAATGATTTGCGCCATGCTTAACTCCATGACGCCGCCACGATACCGCAGCGGCAGATAGTAATTTGATTGTCAAAAATCACCGACCAAGCCCGGGCAGACATTGGAGGTTCCTGGCGCGGGTCATTGCCGTGGCCACGTAGCTACGTGGGCGGTTTACAACCTCAACCGTAATTTTTCTCCCCTGGATCCTGATGGTGTAAAACGTCTGTTTGTCGCTGCGGCCATGCTCGCCATATTTCTCAAAATGGCATTTGAGCGCGGCGGCGCATGCTGGCCCGCCGATGCTGTCTCGTTTGCTTCGGTTAATCAGACGCACAGGAACCTTCCTGATGGCTGATAACACAGTGGGCAAGCCCGGAAGCCATAGCCGGTAATTCCTCATACTGATTGCAATATGCCGGGTTGGAACATAAGCCCTGCAGTGCTGCAATGGTCAGCTGTTGCAGGTAGGTAACAGACGTAAACGGCGCGGATGTTTCAGGCGCTGGTTCGGACACGGTTTTCTGTTTTGCAGTAACGGCTGGCGGATCTAGCACGACAGATTCTGGTGGTTCCGGACGGCGGTATTCCACGATCGCATCAAGAGCGATTTCCTGGCGGACACTGATATCGTCAGACCACTTTTCAAGGATCGTAGTAGCAACGTCCTGTACTTCTTCATCACTGAAATCGGGCGACAGATTAAATTCTGTCGTTGTGATATCTGCAATCAGTAGCGGGTAAAGGTGCTCGATATCTTTACCCGTGGTGGTGATGAGATATTCGATATCGTCCTTATCAACGATGTTTGTGCGCCCGGACATCAGCTCGTTTAATGCATGGGCGATTTCAATCTCACGATCATTTAGCGCTGGTGGTACTTCTTGTTTTTCGACTTCATTTGAGGGGGAATTATTAATCAGTGCATCAATAGAGAAGACTCCTCCGCCCAGGTTTTCCACCCGTGGCTGATCATCGGCTTGCTTTTCTGATGCTGGGCTCTTAGCGAATGCCTCTTTAAGTTCTTTGTCGAGTTGCGCAGCTTTGACCGGACAAATTGCTGGTGGCAGAGTTTCGCCCGATACAGTCGATTCGGTTTCATCATTTTCATTTTTCTCAGCATTAGTGCGAGGTTTAGGGCGGCAGGCCATATCAACCGTTTTCCGGTCAGGTTTAGCATGGTCACATTCAACCAGCTCGCGATTGATGTACTCACGCAAGGCGACAGGATCCATCCAGAGGTCTTCCGGAGCGGATTTAATCAGTGCGATGATGGCCGCGCGTGAATAGTCCAGAATTCCTGGGGTAGCCCGAAGCTTTTTCCACCATGCATTAAAGCGGGTGTCCTGTTCTGATTCAGCCATTGCTTTGGCAGGGATGAAGAATTTATTTGGGATAGAGTAGATGTCGATCTCGTCGTACATGCTCAGAATGGCAACAGCCACTTCGATACGCAGCGTAGAAAGGTTATGAACCAGATCCGGGCTGCGGTCTGTCTTGTTGTCACCGCCCAGCGTGGAGCCGGTGTCTGTACGGTTATCTTCTAAGTTAGTGCTATCAGCCTGAGGCCGCTTATCAACTGGGGTATCCAGCCACTTCTCCATAACCTTTACGCGTTCTGGCCATTTGGATGTGGGCTTCAGCTTCTGACCCACGTAAGCCATTAACTCAATTTGTTTTTCCGGGTGAAGAGACAGAATGCGTGGCAGATGGTGAATTGCTTCCATGTTCTCACGTTCCGGCGTGCATTCTGTATCAACAGAAAGGTCAACGATTTGATTGTATTGTGCTGCGTCAACTTCAAGTATCGGGCCAAAAAGAGCCAGTGCCGCAGCCTGAAAGCAGGTGGAGAAGCCGCTGACGGACAGTAATTTTACCTCCTGAGAGGCATCACTTTCTTCAGGTTCTGGCTGGGTTGCAGAAGCAGGTTCACCGGCATTCACATTCCAGATAGCCACGGTATCGAAAAATTCAGGCGAGAAAACATCAAGCTCAGGGCAGGGTAAACCTTCACGGTGCTCCCAGATTTTCACCTTAAAGTAATCATCAATATGTTCAGGGTGTTCAGCAGCCAGCTTGCCGAAAATAACAGCTTCAGCGATAGCTTTTGTGGCCGCATTAACTGCTGTGGCAAGCGGTTTTAAATCGGGGTGTTTTTTTAATGCTTTATCTTTTGGGAAGTAAGCACCACCAAATACTTTTAACTCAACAGACATAATAACCTCGTTTAATATTTGAAAAATGATGTTGAATGAAATGGCTTGCGGATGCCGCGTTTTACCTTTCTTAAAGCGTCACGCTTTTCTCTTTTTTCATTGCATTGCTCACATAAATAAATCGTGCGCTTAAAGGGATATATGTCTGTTTTCCTTTCGTGCATTTCCGATTTTTTATATTCATGGCAGCAAACAGCGCAATGACAAATGATGTCATCCATATCAGTTAAGTTGTTGTCGTTTGTAATCGTAATAAGACACGCCACAAGCGTTCTGTGCTTCTGAGAAATTTACAGACAGCAAGCTAATGCGCTCAACAGCGCAAACCGGGCAATGAAACTCACCGAGCACGTAGCCACCGTCAAGCACAACGGTTACAGGGCCTGAGGATGGCAAATGAACCACGCCTGAAATGGCACCGTTAATATTAAAGGTGGTAATTTCTTTATTTACGATAACAAGATTCAGCTCAACAGTTGTAACGCTGACTTTCATTTTTAACTCCTAGTTTAGGGTGTGAAAACCCCTGCCGTTTAAGGCATGGTTTTTATGATGGTAAAATTAAATTACTTTTAAATTATTTCGCCATTCCTGATAAGGCTGGCGATGCACAATAAAATTTCTGTATTTCCGTAATACCTTCCATGCTGCATGGCATCCGGCAATATCACGAAGAAACACTGAAGTGACTAGTTTTCCCTGTGCCCAGGCAATTTGTTGTTCCGGTGTTAATTGTGTCTTATCCATATATGAACACTCCACTATGAAACCAGCTTTAAAAAGGGTGGTATATGCCTAGACCACGGGAACGCATATACCACCAATATTAAACACAGCTACAAGTTGCGATTGCCCACAACTGGAAGCGCACTCCGCCAGTTAACAAACCGATCCCCATCAGTGAAAAGAGGAATGCGCTTACATGTTGTGGACGATTCATCTGCCCTGGTCCGGCGGCGCCACCTCGCCAGAGCAGATGTAAAGGGCAGTTACGCTACCAGTCGGCTTATTGGTCTGTGCAGGTATTTCAAGTCCTGCATCGCGGGGTTTGCTCTCCGCCCCAGGTTCTCCCCGCTAAGCTTTAGCGCGCAACCTGAGAAAACCGCCTTCAAGCCTTTGGCTTACGCCACATTCATGAAACTGCCTGGACGAACTCGGAAAAGCTCAGTGCTTCTTCACCTTCCGCCAGACTGTTGAAATACTCTTCATATGCTTTTTCCATCTCGAACCCCTGTTGCTGCTTTGCTTGGCTAATCACCCTTATCGCCGGGTAGGCGGAACGTTTACCTGTCGCACCTGTTGTGCTTCGATGCTTGTAAGGCTACAAGTTCAATTTGATAATTACAAATAAAAAAGATGATAAAAATGGAGAATGTAAAGGATGTTATTGAAAAATATCGTATTAAAGTTTTTTGGAGGGGATTGGAAACAACAAAGCCCGGCCAATGGCCAGGCTATATGGGGTAGGCGTGGTTATTTTTTGGGCTGGTTGGCGTACTTCATGAAGAATTCATAGAGCTGCTTGTAACGCATTTCGAAGGCGAGAAGCATGTTTTTTGCTTCAACGCTTGGGAACTGTCGATATACCGTAATCAGCCTAATCTCTTCTTCAGTCAGTGGCAAAAGTTCATTTCCGGCGCTGGCTCCCAAGACCGGATCCACAAACCTTACGCTTTCTTGCGGCAGTTCTTCCTCAGAAAAAAACCAAGCTTCCGGCTTACCTGTTGCTTCAGATAACCGTGTCAGATTAGGTCCGTTTGGCCGTGATGCGCCCTTTGCCCAAAGCTGAACCGCCTGGGCTGAAACGCCAATCTCTTTAGCCAATTGGCTTTGGTTCCAGCCAAGTTCATACAGGACCTGTTTGATCCTTTTGGCTGATGTCTCGTATTGAGCAGTTTCGGGTTTCTCTTTCATGCCTCTAGTTTACAAGTAAAGCTTGTTGTCGTCATACAAAATAAAACTTGTCAATTACAAATTCATTTTGTATTTTGTGAGTGTGTAACGGAGGTTTTTATGCAACCACAAACAAAAAACAAGTTATTTGGCATTACCAATCAGGCAGAAATCGCTCGCCAATTAGAGACGAGTCAGCAAAACGTTAGTTTATGGGTCACATCAGGCAAGTTTCCGCCGCGTAGGATCTTGCCATTTTGTCGGGCCGTTGGATTTGCGGTGACACCACACCAGCTCGATCCAGCCCTCTACCCAAACCCTACTGATGCGCTGCCTGTACAGGCTACCACCCATGAGCAAAAGGAGTCTGACTGATGGAAATCAAAAAGCTGGCATGCGAGCTGGAGTCCTGGGCGCAGGAAAAGGGCTGGAAGACGGTGACGCAGCTGATAACCCCGCATCACTTTGGTGATCTGCTTCAGTCACTGGATAACGTGACGGACCCTGACGAGTACGCGCGGCGGCTGCACAACAACAAGCAGATTATTCAGCGTGCGTTCCGCAACGATACACCGAACTACCTGAAACAGGCTGAAGCCCTGAGCTATGCCATCCGTACCGCCATTGATAACGAACTGGCGCAGAAGGACTGCAAGCACTACCAGGCAGCCAGGGTTAACAAAGAGTGTATCGAAGCCACCAATGCGGTCTTCACCGGCAAACCACAACCGGTAATCCGCCGCGAGACCCTGGAGGCGATCGACGCGCTGGCGCAGATGGCTGGCGTGAAGGTTCATATCTTGCACTGCCATCGAGCGGCATAAGGGTCAGTGAAGCCATGAATCCATCTGACATCATTCGCGGGTTCGGTCGTCCAGTTGCCTATTACCCGGCACTGGCCGAATACCTCGGCGGCGTTAGCGCCACAGTTCTTTTTTGCCAGATGACCTACTGGATGGACAAGCTCACCTCTGATCTGGGTGTGCATAAAACATCAGAGGAAATTCAGGATGAAACCGGGCTGAGTTACGAAGAGCAGCTAACCGCCCGGAAAAAGCTTAAACGTCTGGGGGTTTTGGTAGAGACACATAAGCGACTGGAGCATCGGATTTACTTCAAAGTTAACTTTGAGCGCGTGGATCAGGTTCTCACGCAAGTAATTGATAAATCACCAAATGGGCAAAACCCATTTCGGGGAATGGGCAAAGCCCAGGTCGGTAACGAGGGAATCCCTTGTTCGGGAACAGGGGAAAGCCCAGCCCGCGGGGAAGGCAAAACCCATTTCGATCCTACAGAGATTACTACAGAGACTACTACAGAGAATAAAAACACTTCTTGTCCGGGCGCTTCGCTGCCGGACGAGAAACTGTCCAAAGATGCGTTTTTAAATCGTCACCCAGAGGCTGTGGTAGCCCATGCAGGAAAACGACAGTGGGGAAGCAAGGAAGATCTGACCTGCGCCCAGTGGATGTGGAACCGCATCGTCAAGCTTTATGAAAAAGCCGCTGAGACAGACGGGGAACTGGTGCGCCCCAAAGAGCCTAACTGGGCTGCATGGTCCAACGAAATTCGTCTGATGTGTGCCGTTGACGGCAGAACACATAAGCAAATTTGCGAAATGTTTTCGCGTGTACAGCGAGATCCGTTCTGGTGCCGGAACGTGATGTCACCGACAAAACTGCGCGAAAAATGGGATGACTTAATTCTTCGACTGCCATCGCCAGGAGCGGCTCAGAATCAGGCTGGTGCCCGGGATATCAATCGGATCTCCCGTCCTGACAGCTCTGTTCCGCCAGGATTCAGGGGGTAAGCATGCAAAACGCAGGTTCCATTCTCGATCGCCTTCGCCGCGTAATTCCGCAGGGCGTAGAACCCAAATTCAAGAGCGCCGCAGAGCTGATGGCCTGGCAGCGCGAGGAAGGGCTAAAGCGTGCCGCTGAGGTGGACAAACTCAACCAGCAGGCTCGTGCAGAGAAAATTTTCGGGCGATCCGGGATCCAGAACCTGCACCGCAGCTGCAGCTTCGCGAATTACACGGTGAACGGCGATGGCCAGCGCCACGCCCTGAGTATGGCAAAGAGCTATGCGCAAAATTTTGGAACCGGCTTTGCGAGTTTCGTTTTCACCGGAAAGCCGGGCACTGGCAAAAACCACCTCTCAGCAGCCATTGGAAATTATCTGCTGAAACAGGGGCGAACGGTCCTGATTGTGACGGTTCCGGATCTGACCCTTCGCGCCAGGGCCTGTTATGACGAAGGGCGTTCTGAAGCCGCGCTGCTGGACGACCTCTGCAAAGTTGATCTGCTGGTGCTCGACGAAGTCGGCATTCAGCGTGACAGCCGCGGAGAAAAAGTTTTGTTGAACCAGATTATCGATCGTCGCCTGGCCGCTATGCGCCCGGTTGGCGTTCTGACCAACCTGAATTACGACGCGCTGGTAGAAACCCTGGGTGAAAGGGTTGTTGACCGTCTGCGTATGGATAACGGCATTTGGGTGAACTTTGACTGGGAGAGCTATCGCGGAAACGTTAGCCACCTGAGACCTGTTAAGTGAATTTTGAGGAGAAAATTATGGAAACCGTACTTGATGCACTGAAAGCCATGAAAAAAGCGACATATCGCGAGGTTGCTGCCCGTCTGGATATCGAACCCGTGGAAGCGCTGAACATGTTGCGCGAGCAGAAAGAGCAGGGGTTATGTGATTTTTACGATGGCGCATGGTCAATCGGTACAGCTAAAGAGCAGGCCAGAAAGCCGATCAAACCTCAGGCAGCGGCGCCAGCGCATCAGGCTCCGCGCCTGAAAGGTGATGAACCAGCACCGGTTGATGCTGAGGCCATCCGCCAGCTTCTTGGCAAGAACGGAGCTATGACAACCGCTGCGCTGGCTGCAGCTGTCGAACGTAATGCCCGCGGCATGGTCTCTGTAATGCTGTCTTTTGAGCACCAGGGTGTGGTTATCAAAAACGGAAGTGGGAAGGGCGTGACATGGTCTCTTCCTGAAACCGGCCAGGCCTCAGCCGATACAGCCGAATCTACCAAGCCAGAAAAAACAACGGCAGAAATCATTGAGACTATCCCAGCATTCGCTTCCCGCCCTGACGACCTGATTATTCCGTCGTCACGTTACATCTCCAGCGAAATTCGCCGCACGAAAGCGAAGCTGTCTAACCTGCAGCGTCTTCAGAGTGCCGTTCGCGAGCTGCGCCGCCATAAGCATCTGCTGGAGGGGCTGGGGAATGACTGATTTACCGAAATGCCCTGTATGCGGCATGTCTCCTGCACTTAGGGTCCGCAGCCGCGGGATGAACTGGGGTTCGGCAGAGGTTCGCTGTTCGAACGGTTGCCCTGGCGTCCGGGCGGGATTTTCGTTCCCACCTGATGGAGAGGTAGCGGCCCGGCAGTTGCTTCAGGAAAAATGGCAAAAGCTGGTGGGAGGGTTTAACGATGCCAAGACCAAAAACGCATGAAGAGCGCACCAGGATTATCAACCGAATTATCGAGCTGGTGAAAGAACATGGGCGTATCACGACGAAAGACGTCGTTGCGATGTTCAACCTGCATCGAACAACCGCTGAGAAATATCTCCGGGCCGCTGTAGAGCAGGGTGGTCTGGTTCGTCATGGTCGCTGCGGTATTTTTCGCAACCAGCGCGCAACCATCGATTTTGACCTGAAACGTTTTTCACACGACAAGGGGGCAGTATGACCCCGCGCATGATGACTGACACCCAGCTTGTGGCGCTGATGCAGAACTCCTCCCAACGGATTGACGTGCAGGTGCATGACAATGGTCCGGATTTACCACCGACGCATTCATGGTCTGTTGATGGCGTGCCGATGCACCACCTTGCTGTCGAGGTCATAGCTCTGGTCGAGCAGAAGACAGAGCTGCTGAAGGCGCTGGAAGACCTGAGCTACCAAGTCTGCGAAGCAACTTCCCGTCGTCCATTGAATGAGGCGAGAGAAACCGCTGATGCAGTCATTGCCCGAATCAAAGGCGGTACAGCATGAGCAACATCATCAACCACTTCATTAAGCGTTACACGCTGCCGGCGCGTGTTTTTCTGGCGGTGATCCTGATTACCAATATCTGCATTTTCGGGACGTTAATTTTCTGGATTGGGAGGGAGATTTTTCGATGAGCAAATCACTTTATGCACGTTGCATCCGTCGCTGGGAAGTTGAATTTAAACCACATTGTGATTCGAAGAAAAACCCGCACTGGCGGAAATACCATTTGCGCAGCTATATCCGCACAGCAGCATTAGTTACTGCGGATAGCATGGTTGAAGAAATGGCAGAAGAAAATGCCCGATTCGATTTTGGCATTAAAGGCTGGTCTCCGGAATTTAGCGCCTGGTATCAGGAACGCCGCGGGAAATACCTTAAGGAGGCGCGCGATCATCTGAACGAAGAGGCCACCATTGCTGAAATTGACGATGAGATTCAGAGCGAGCTGGAGGCCTGGTATGACTGAGCATGTTGTATTGGACTTGTGCTGCGGTTCCCGCATGTTCTGGTTCAACAAACGCGATACGCGCGCGCTTTTCACAGATATCCGTAGCGAAGAGCATGAGCTGTGCGATGGCCGCCGCCTGATAATTCGACCAGATCTCATTGCTGATTTCCGCGACCTGCCATTTGCTGATGCCTCGTTCCCGGTGGTGGTATTCGATCCTCCTCACCTTGAGCGTGTCGGTCAAACGGCGTGGATGGGTAAAAAATACGGGCGATTGAAAAAAAAACTTGGCGTTCTGACTTGCGCGCAGGTTTCAAAGAGGCGTTCCGTGTATTGCGGCCACACGGTGTACTCATTTTCAAATGGAATGAAACTCAGATCCCGGTGAGCCAGATATTGGCGCTGACAGACGAGAAGCCAGCCATTGGCCAGCGTACCGGGAAGAATGATAAAACCCACTGGATCATCTTTGTGAAGGACTAACCCATGAGCATTATTACCACAGAACGTCTGACAAAAATCCTCTCTGAAACCCAGGCGGTAATTAGCGAATGTAACTCGCGTTGTGTTCATGGATCCGTGGAGGTGAACGCCAGGTTGTTTGAAAATGTATTGATGGAGTTATTGAGGCATCGTGCCACCATCCTTCAGGGGGCCGATAGTCCAGGTTACCGCGCTATCGTTGAGCGCATATCAGAAATTGTTCACGGCAAAGTCACTGATATCGATCTACTTACGGTAACCGTGAAGAGCATGAAGGATATCTTACAGGGTAAAAATTCATCACGTAATGAAGTTCGCACTGAGCACGCTGAATGGTCTGATGCAACCTTCGGGAATGTCGGCCCGATTGGACCACTAAAACACCTCAGCAAAGAAGCGCTGGAAGCAGCAGCAGAACCCGGTGACCTCAGCGAGTGGGCTGATATACAGTTCCTCATGTGGGACGCGCAGCGCCGCGCTGGCATAAGTGACGAGCAGATTACTCAGGCCATGGTTGATAAGTTGGCTGTGAACAAGGCTCGTAAATGGCCGGAACCGAAGGAAGGTGAACCACGTTTGCACGTCAAATCCACGCCGCTTTAGGAGGGGAAAGCATGTACCTGATGGAGCTGTTATCAGGGGCACTCTGGCTGGTGGTTTTAATCCTACTGGAGGTGCTTGCCGTGAGAAGAATTGATTGCTGGTTAAGCACTTACCCGCTTTGGTGGGTTTTTTATCGATGAGATTCCTAATGCGAGTGTATTTTTTTTACCAAAAAGGTTTATTTTATTTTTTGGTGTGGTAAAGTTAAGACATTAGATTATAAGCGCCCCATCAGACCCGCACTGAGCGAGTCTGTTAAAACCAACCAATCGAGGATTAAATCATGGCACTCACTGAATTCGGTAAGGCCGTCAGAAAAGCGAGGATAGATACTGGCAGCACACTTTTAACTATGTCCCAGGAACTGGATACAACACCTGCGTTTCTCAGTGGTTTAGAAACTGGTAGCAAAAAAATACCTCAAAAGTGGATTAAGAAGATTGATTCTTACTTCAAATCTAAGGGTATAGAACTTAAAGGGCTGCAGGAGCTTGCTGCGGTTGCGAACGATTCTGTTCCGGTAAATGGATTATCTCAGCAGCAGAAAATGCTGGTGGCGGGCTTTGCTAAGTCGCAATTCACACCAGAACAGTTAAAGAGCTTTGCAGATTTACTGCAAAAGATTAATAACAATGAGGGTTGATTATGTACCAGATGAGAGGAAACAGGGTGTCGCCAATGCAAGAAGAAGAAATAGCCTACAGAGCTATTAACTTCTGTAATGCTATTGGACTAACAACCTCAAAGCGCAGAAGAAAGCGTTATGACATGTTTTTCGAAAGCCTGTCAATTTATGGGGTTACTCTCGATGTTATGGAGGATAAAGATTGGGAGGCCCTGACGTACGATCTTACAATCGGACATTGTGACCCCGCCTCTCTAACCATTACTGTGCCCAATAAGATTTATGTAAATGCCTGCCTCGGGGAAGAGCACGCTCTCGCTGTTATTTTCCATGAATTAGGGCATTTGCTTCTTGGGCACAAGCCGGTCTTACACTTCTCAGCTAAAGAACCAACCCGTGTTGAGGATGCTGAATGGCAAGCAGATACATTTGCAGATATCGCGCTGGAAGCGATTGGCGTAAGAACACAGCAGATGTCATTCGACTTTTATATGTAAAAAGCCCTGCGCTAACAGGGCTTTCAGGTGCGGAAAGTGCGCTAACACGTTCCGTTGAGTATGGAGGCAATCCAGCCGCGACACTCTTCTTAGACAGCAGAAGTGTAGTGGTTCTCCTAACAAAGTGCAACCTGTGTGGATTTACAGGTAAGCAGGGAAACCGAAGCTATGGCTATGGGCACCTGTCGCAAATGTGGTTGTCCGTGTGAGATCATTTTCCGCTACTCTGTTTGTGTAGACGGCGTGATGCGTCATGCGAAAAAAGGGAGACCTTTCCCGATTCCACTTTGCAGCTGCAGCGGAAAGCATGCAGCTTGAAATTAAGTACAAACAAACCCGCTTCGGCGGGTTTTTTTATGTCTAATGCCAAAAAACCTTTAACGTTTCGTGCTCTTAATCCATTGATCATTTTCCTGTATGGGGTTACTGTATAAATATACAGTCAATTCTTCGGGAGGCATTATGTCGTATACATCTCCAGCGCTCGCTAACACAGAAATCCCTATGACGCTTGCCAGTCTTTGCCGCTTAGATGGCCAATACCGCGCAATCGAAATCTCGCCGGGCTTTGCTGTCGTAGACATAACCCGCGCCCCCCAGCCGGGAGATACTGTTGCGATCTCGTTCTGCGGCGGCATGCAGTTTGCGAGAGTGCAGGGCAAGTCATTAATTACCCCTGATGGCGATGTGATAGAAGGTGATGCACTGGACGATGTGCGGGTGGTCGGAGTGGTTATCTTTTTGATTAAAGAAATCAACAACGACGAACTGCCAACAATTTAGCCCCCGGAATTTCCCTCACGCAGTTGAAGCTACTACCGATCGGTGACATAGATGATCTATGCAACCTATTAGACATCAGGCTAAGCGGAACCGTTAATGAGGTGAGTGTGAAGGGAGAAAAGGGACGGCCCCGATTCCTCGGGGGATAGCTGAATTGAATAGGATTTTTCGTTATGAATGAGCAAGAATTAATTGCTGCCGTTCGCCCTGTAGGACGTTATGAAGTGGTGAGCCAGGAGGATGGCTCCTTTGTTGTTATCCCTGTGCCTGCTGAAGCAATGCTGATTACCCGGGAAGCACTGCGACAATGGCTTGAGCGCTTCCGCAACCCTGACAACTGATTTATAATAATCAAGCTGGCCTGAACAACCAGCACCTGTCGCACCATCACCGGAGAAAAGTGATGGCGCAAAGAACTACACAGAATTCCCCTCACCGCACGATCACGCGCGGTATTTCTGTTTATGCTGGTGGTCCAGCATGAAGAAAGCAGATAGCCTCCATCTTTCACGTGTGGCCGCACTGGGCTGCATCGTGTGCAGAAATCAGAATCTGGGCGAAACGCCTGCGGAAATTCACCATATCCGAACCGGACATGGAACGAGCCAACGCGCTGACCATCGAAAATCAATTCCCCTGTGCCATATGCACCATCGCAACGGCGGCTATGGTGTGGCCATTCATGCTGGCCGTAAGCAATGGGAGAACAACTTCGGTACCGAGCTGCAGCTGCTGGAACAGGTCCTGCTCGAACTAGGGATGTTCTATGCCTAAATACATCATCACCCCAGTAGGAAAACCCCGCATGACTCGCCGTGATAAATGGAAACAGCGTCCGCCGGTGATGCGTTATCGCCTGTTTTGCGATGAAGCCCGTCTTCATGGAATCCAGGTACCGGAGAGCGGGGCCCATATCACTTTCGTTTTGCCGATGCCGAAGAGCTGGAGCAAGAAAAAACGCGCAGCTATGGACGGTCAGCCCCATCAGCAAAAGCCCGATCTGGACAACTTAAAAAAATCTCTGTTGGACGCCTTGTTTGAGGATGATTCCCACATTTGGGACGCCCGGACATCAAAAGTATGGGGCGAGAGCGGAATGATAATTATAGAGGACATAAAATGACGCCACGCCAGAAACGCCAGTATTTTGAAGGGCTGGGAAAAACAGCAATGGCACCACGTAAGAGCTGGCTGGGGAAAAGTATTCTCCTGAATGATGTCCAGTCCGGGTGGATTAAATCTCTACTTACCGTGTGGGGCGAATGTGTTCGCGGCGGAACTGCCCCGGCGAAACCGTGTGGGCACTCGTGCTGGAATGTCATTAAGGGGAAGAACTGGTCAGATAAAGCACTGGAGCGTTTTACTGCGGCTCTGAACCAGGCGAGAGAAGAGGGGTTTCGCGGAGATCTGGCCATGAAACGCGCTCGTTCTATACTCTGGCCGGAGCCATCGGCCAGCGTAATTGACGAGGCTATGAGTAATGATGATGCTGAGTTCATGGAAGACGTAGTGCTGCAGGCGTTTGATTTGAAGGATCCGGTTTATATCGTCGGTCGCCAGTATTACACCACCCGAAAAAAAATATCGGACATCACCAGAGATCTGCAGAACCTGGCACCATGGCTTACGGATAACGAGGCCAGAAAGCGGGTGCGCTGGTGCCTGGAAATATTCAGGGCGAAGGTGTTTCTGTCAGCGAGGAAGGGCCTGAAAGAAAATTAATGATCATGTGTGAATTAGCAAAAAGTGCTATTTATTCGGAATGATGTTGAAAACGGGCCAGAAAATAAGATAATTCATTCATGCTTGGCAGAGCTGCGCCACGATGGCAGCGATGTAAAGCGACAATTTGAAAAAACTCTAAACCCCGCCAGCCGGGGTTTTTTGTTATCCGGCGATACGACAGGGGTATTCGCGAAGGTGCATTGCACCAGTACCCCTGTCATATCGTCGATCTCACCTGATTTATTCAATCCAAACATCTTCCTTAATGGCTGCCATCTGGCGGCCTTTTTTATTTCCCCTCAATTTTTCTGAGAGGATCCACAGCAATAAGAGGGGGCTAAATGTCCGATCCTGTTTCTGGCACTACGGTAGCGGCTGGTGGTCTGATGGGGGCCAGCATGTTCGGCCTGGCAACCGGCATAGATTACGGTGTGGTGTTTGGCGCATTCGCTGGTGCGGTGTTCTACGTCGCTACGGCAGTTAATATCAGCCGCCTTAAGCTGGTGGGCTACTTCATCACCTCATTCATCTTCGGCGTTATCGGCGCTCCACTGCTTGGCTCTTACTTCTCTAAATGGACGGGGTATAGCGACAGGCCACTTGATGCGCTGGGCGCGGTAATCGTAGCCGCTATTGCTATTAAGCTGCTGACGTTCGTCAACAGTCAGGATTTGGGTAGCCTGTTTGGAATTCTCTCGCGTTTACGTGGTGGAGGGGCCAGCAATGGTAACAAGTGATCCGAGTGCTATGGTGAATGCACTAATCTGTGGGGTGATCGTCCTTGCTCTGATGTTCTACCAGCGCGGTGGGGCGAGACATCGCCCTCTGATATCGCTGATGGCTTATTTCACGGTGCTGGTATACGCCAGCGTTCCTTTCCGTTACCTGTTCGGCCTGTACCATGAATCGCACTGGTTCGTGGTGGTGGTGAACGTACTGATATGCGCCGCCGTTCTCTGGGCTCGGGGAAACGTAGCACGCATCATTGACGTCCTGAGGCATTCGCATGACCAAAGACGAAATTTTTAATGCCATCCTCGGTAAAGAGGGCGGCTACGTTAATCACCCTGACGATAAGGGCGGTCCAACTAACTGGGGGATCACACAAGCGGTAGCTCGCGCCCACGGATTCACCGGGGATATGCGAAACCTGACCCGCCAACAGGCGCTGGATATCCTGACCGCCGACTACTGGACAGGGCCACGCTTTGATCTTGTTTCTGAGGTGTCTCCAGCCATTGCCGCCGAACTATGCGATACAGGTGTAAACATGGGCCCATCGGTTCAGACCAAATGGTTCCAGCGCTGGCTGAACGTTTTCAACATTCAGGGCACGCTATATCCCGATCTGATTGCAGATGGTTTTATTGGTCCGCGAACTATCAGCGCGTTAAAAAGCTATCTTTCCCGGCGCGGAAAAGAGGGTGAGCTGGTTATGCTTCGGGCCCTGAATTGTAGCCAGGGTCAGCGTTATCTCGAACTGGCAGAACAGCGAAGCGCGAACGAGACGTTTGTTTACGGATGGGTAAGGGAACGGGTGGCCATATGAATATGGAAATGATTATTGGGCTGGCTGTTGCTGTTCTCGGTGCTATAGCTGCTGCTTTCGGTTTTGGTCATGCTTCAGGAACCACAAAAACGGAAGCGAAGTTTCAGAAGCAAAATACCGAAGAAAAAGCCGCAGCCACTGAAGCAGTAGCCGAACGCCGGGTAGAAGCAACGAAAGAGGCCAGCAATGTACAGCAGACTGTTAATCACATGCCTGATGACGATGTTGATCGCGAGCTGCGCGCAAACTGGACCCGCAAGGGTTGAGGTAGTGGACACTGCTTGCGATTGGGTTAAACCCATATACGGGACGGAACACGACTGGGATGTACTGGACCGCCAGACGAAGAAAGACATCCTTGTACATAACAAAGCATGGGCAAGAAATTGTTCACAACATCAATAATTCAAAATTCTATTAATTAAATGAATCTTTAAGAAAAAAATTTATCAGGTATACTTATAGCTTTTCTAGATTTTAAGGCTACACCATGTCTTATACACAAGTCATACTCGCTTTAATACAAATATTAGGTGGTACTTTAGCTGGAGCATTCATCTCTTATAAACTTTCACTATCAAGCTGGACGAAACAAAAAGAAAAAGAATGGGAGAATGCACAGAAATTAAAAAGAAAAGAAAATATAGAAACTCTCTATTTATTGCTCGTTGAATGGGACAAGCTTCTGATGGATGTGCTCTATCAAATGCATATTACTGCCTTGGATAGGCGCCACAAGGAAAAGCTCAATCAGAAAATGAATCAGGCGAAGGATGATTTGCATGTTAAAATTGAAATGCTATGTAGACTACAGTTTAATGAGTTAGAAACTGAGATGTCGCTAATTGATGATCATTTTAATTTGGCGATTAATAATTATCAACGTTTGGATGACAATAATTATATTGATGAAGAAATTGCAGAGGATATCAAGAAGTCAGGGATAGCGATACAGGAAGCAATAAAAGAAATGCGTAAAAAATTACATGCAATGTATCATAGTAAGTGATTTATCTCTTGATGGTTATTTTTTGACTTTGCTCAATTTATAAACCCATGAGTAATTTAAAAATCCTTATTATGCCAAAAGCCCTCGCAATAGCGGGGCTTTTTAATAACTGAGGAATGAGCATGACTGTAGTTCTCACCGCCAAACAAATCGAAGACCTGGATAATTTCGCAAAAGAAGACGGTGCGCCTCAATACACCATTACCACCTGGACAATCCCGGAGTTCGAAGCGGATAGTGGCGAAATTATTCCAGCATACACTGGGCTGATCGCATACTCAGATTCGCTTGAACATGGTGTATTGCAACTGGACGATTGAGTAGCCATAACAAAGCTCACATGCTGGTGAGCTTTTTGATTTAGATGATGTAGATTCCGTTTAACATCGCTTTAGTGAAATTGGCTCTTCAATGTTTTAAATCTTCTAGCCAATCACTTTAATAATTTGCACAAACATAACATAATAAGCAATTGCAAAATACTTAATTCTTATAGGTGTTTTATCATCGTTAACTTTAAATATCTGTTCATTTCTACCATCATTTGAAGAAATACCAATTTCAAAGTTTGGATCGGATAAAGGGATGTCTCCAGCAGGAGTAAATGATGAACATTTTTTTATTAGTGCATTTATTTTATCTTTGCTAGGTCCGTCATGATCCACCTTATGGGCGAAATCGTTCCTGATTCCATTTAGTCCATCAATAACGTCATAGACATCTAATGCGATACCGAGTCTTTGTGCTAATTTGGCTTTGGAGTCAAAACTCATCCTAAAATTAATTTTACCGTTTCCTTTTTCTTGTTTTTTAAATAAATACTCAACCCCCAAGTGACTGCATATCCAATCCTCTAAAAAATTTTCAAGTAAGAGGTGTGATGTAAGAACTGTTGCAAGATTATTTTCGTTATTTATTAGTTTTGAAATTCGTACAGCTTGATATTTGTCAGCAATCAGTCTACTAAACATTTCACGGTTCATGTGATTATTCCTAATATAAGCTATGGGAGTGGATAGTTTCAGCTATGGAAACCGTCAAACCTAACAACATTCATTAAGCTAAACGAGTGATTATAACAGATATTTAAACAATTTTTTATAATCCTTATCCAATCAAGCGGATAAGCTCATAAATTTACATACGGTAGGATAAATATGCAGGTCACAATTGATGGTGTCCCGTATGTGCCAGCCTGCACTTCAGCATCTCGGATTGGCATTGCCATCAGTACGCACAACCGCGCCGACGTTCTGAAGCGTGCACTCGAACAGCACATGAAGCACCTGCCAGCTGGTGCGCTGGTGGTGGTTGTGGATGATGGTTCAAAACCTGCAACGGTAGTTCCCCACGGCGTGCAGCTGCTTCGCCATGAAACATCACTCGGCATTGTTGCTTCGAAGAACGCCAGCCTGTCAGCCCTGATGGATGCCGGGTGCGAGCATCTTTTTCTGTGGGATGATGATGCCTGGCCTATCGCCGATAACTGGCATCTTCCCTACATCGAATCACCCGAGCCACACCTGGCTTACCAGTTCCTCGATCTTGCTGGCCAGAATAAGCTCAATGACCTTTCGGTGCTTTACCGTGACGATCAGCATGTGGCGTATACCGGGCAGCGTGGCGTGATGCTTTATTACCACCGCAGCGCCATCGAGAAGGTGGGCGGATTCGATCCGGTTTATGGTCGCGGCATGTACGAACACAGTGACCTTGCCCTGCGGATTCATAACGCCGGAATGACTACGTGGGCTTACGCTGATGTCGTCGGTTCAGAAAAGCTGATTCATTCTCTTGATGAGCATGAGGCCGTAGAGCGTTCGGTACCGAAACCAGACCGACAGGCACTGGTGGAACGTAACGTTAAAATCCACAACGAACGGCGTGATGCTGGGTTTACCGGTTATGTGGAGTACCGGCGACAGCGCGACGTGGTTATCACTACGTTACTGACCAGCCAGCCTGACCCGCAGCGCGGTACGAAAATGAGCGCCTCTCCTGACATGCTGACTAAATGGGCCTCTTCGCTTCGGAATTGTGGACGTGTCGCGCTGGTGGATGAGCTGCAGACTGCCCCGGCTGACGTTGAGATGTACCGCGTTCCTGACGTGAAGATGAATGTCTACTTCCGGCGCTGGTTGCACATCTGGCAGCACCTGCGTGATCACCCTGAATACCGGTTCGTCTGGTGTACCGATGGAGCCGATGTCGAAATGCTGCGCGCGCCATGGGATGAAATGCAGCCCGGGAATGTTTACGTTGGTTCTGAACCGAAGACCTACGCCGACACATGGGCAAAGCAGAATCATCCGGAGCGTATCTATCAGGATTTCATTGAAGAGCACCGCAATAATGTGATGCTTAACGCTGGTCTGCTGGGTGGCAGCCGCGCTGATGTAATGGCGTTCGCTCATGGCATCATCCGTCTTTACTACCGGGTCGAGAGTTATCGCTTCTGGAAGAAAGAGCAGGCTGGCGCTGCGGTGGGTGACATGCTGGCGTTCGGTATTGTCGCGCAGTCATTCGCTGACAGGCTGGTCACCGGCCCCCTGGTGCATACCGTTTTCAAAACTGATGGCATCGGCAAAGAGAATGCTTGGTGGAAACATAAATGAGATTAGAAAAAAATGAAAAAATTCAGTATGAAAGTAAAATCGATTCATTTGGAGAATGAGTTGGTAATTGCAGCTATAACCGTGTATCAAATAAATTCGCAATCAATTCCGGTACTTAAATTCGATGTTGATATTAAGCCAGAAAAAAACGCTAATTATTCTCTTTATGAATCATTAGCCCTCAAGAAAGCCGCCTCGCTTATTCAACAAGTTGCTGAAGATGTGGCGGCGGCTTAAATAGTTATTTCAAGAAAGGTTCGGGCTGTGAATTGCCAAACATAGTCTTGACTGGTGGTTGCATCAGCTCATTGATCGCATGCTTAGCTTGTGATGTACCCCCCATGGTGATTTTGCCAAGCTCATGGTTTAGCTGAGCTTTGAGTGCTTCGCTAAACTTTGCATCACCACTTTGTTCATCAAGAACTTTCACTATGCTGTGTAGCAAAAAGTTTGCTGCAGCCTTCGTCTTCTGGTTCTCACGCTGAAGATCGTTAATTTGGCGATTAAGATCTTGGATAAATCTTTCCATTAATAATCCTTATATAAGATGATCAGCCACATCTCCCTCTGAGCGAAGGAGCAGTGTCCCACCACTGATTGGCTGAATCCTCTTACTTTAACCAGGGTTAAAGCGAAGCAACACCCTGATATTCAGACAGTAGCCGCCATCGTGCGGCTTTTTTATTGGAGATTCTCTGGTGGCTGAAGACATAAAATTTGTGGTGGTCGGCCATCACACCCGCTTAGGACAAGCGCAACGGCTAGCTGAGCTTCTGGATGCTCACCTGCTGATTGATGACGGTGACCACGGCGCTAACTGGAATCACCGACGCGCGCTTGAGTGGGCAGCAGAACAAACCTGCCGGGTAGTGGTGCTGGAGGACGACGCATTGCCGGTACCCAGATTCACCGAAAAGGTAACCGACTGGTTAGCGCGCTGCCCAGATGACCTTCTGAGCTTTTACCTCGGAACTGGTCGGCCTCCTCAGTACCAGATGCAAATAGCCGAACGGCTAATCATTGCTGATAAAGCTCGATATGAATTCATTTCGTTTCCTCGCCTGATTCATGGTGTTTGCTACAGCGTGCCGCCTCACCGTATAAGCCGTGTGCTATCTCGATGGGACAGTGATAAGCCTGCCGATTTTGCAGTGGGTGATGCTTGGGGTGGCTCAGTGATCTATCCGTGTTATTCGCTGGTGGACCATGCTGACGGCGAACCGGTTGAGCGTCATCCTGACTCAGCGCCACGAACAGAGCGACGCAGGGCATGGAGGCTGGCGTGAATAAAGAACCGCGTATCTACGGCAGCAAATGGGACAGAGAGCGTCTTGTTTTCCTTCGTGCCCATCCACTCTGTGTGATGTGTCAGGAACAGGGAAGGGTGGCAGCAGCAACGGTAGTTGACCACATCACCCCTCACAAACTGAAAGAGGCGCTCCGTTCTGGTGATGCGGCTGCCATAAGCAAAGCCCAGAAGCTCTTCTGGAGCCGTAGTAACTGGCAGGGACTGTGCAAGCAGCACCATGATTCAACTAAGCAGAGGATGGAGAAGAGAGGCTCTATCATCGGTTGCGACGAGAGTGGCATACCCCTCGACCCGACGTCGCACTGGTTCAAACGATAATGATTCTCATCTGATGGGGCCGGGGGAAGGGCGGGTCAAAAGTTCATAACCTTGCCCCTGAATGACCGCCGCCAGTCCTTTTTGTGCACAACCGCGAAATGAAAAGTTTTTTTCCGGGAGGTTCCGATGGCAGGACGACGCCCGAAACCGACCCACCTGAAAGTGGTAACCGGCAACCCGGGCAAACGCAAACTCAACGACAAAGAGCCCACTCCGGCGCGAGAAATCCCAAGCCCACCTGAGCACCTCACTGACTGGGGGAAAGTTGCATGGGGAAAACTAACCGTGCTGCTCGACGGTATGGGTATTTTGACCATTGCCGATACGCTGGCGCTCGAACGTCTCTGTGATATTTACGCCGACATACTTCAGCTGCGCCTGACAATTGCCGATGAGGGGCGAACGTACACCGTGCAGACAGAAGGCGGATTTTTGATCAAAGCGAATCCGGCTGTCGCCATGCTGGCAGATGCCGATCGCCGTTTTAAAAGCTACCTGGTTGAATTCGGTCTCACCCCGGCCGCCAGAACGAAGGTGAAAGTTGATGGTGGAGAAAAAGAAGAAGACCCGCTCAACCAGTTCTTCGGTTGATCCCGCAACGCGATATGCGATGGATGTGGATTCCGGTAAGGAAATTGCCGGGCCAGATATCCGAAATTCCTGTAAACGACACCTGAAAGATTTGGAATCCTGTCACGCCCGCGGGCTGGTGTGGGATCCTGCAGCTGCTCAGCGCGCCATCGACTTTTTCGCCAAAGTGCTGAAGCTGAATGGCGGTGAGCATGAGGGAAAGCCCTTCAATCTGCTGCCGTGGCAATGCTTTATCGTGGGTTCGATATTTGGCTGGAAAAACTCGGATAACTATCGCCGATTTAGAATGGTGTACGTCGAATCCGGGAAAGGTTCCGGAAAGTCACCGCTGGCAGCGGGAATAGCGCTTTACTGCCTGGTAGCAGACAAAGAACCCCGCGCTGAAGTGTATGCTGCGGCCACGAAAAAAGACCAGGCCATGATCCTGTTTCGTGATGCGGTGGCGATGGTGGACCAGTCGCCGGCGCTGGCGCAGCGGATCAATAAATCTGGTGGTGCCGGTAAAGAGTGGAACCTGGCTTTTCTTCAGACGGGGTCTTTCTTCAGACCCATCAGCTCTGACGATGGGCAGTCTGGACCGCGCCCGCATTGTGCCCTGATTGACGAAATCCACGAGCACAAAAACAATCAGGTCGTAGAAATGATGCGCGCTGGCACGAAAGGCCGTCGCCAGGCGTTGATTTTCATGATCACCAACAGCGGCCACGACAAAACCAGCGTCTGTTACGACTATCACGAATATGGGCGAAAAGTTGCTGAGGGCTCTATCGAGGATGACAGCTTCTTTTCATTCATCTGCTCGCTTGATGAAGGTGAGGACCCGTTTAAGGACGAATCCTGCTGGAAGAAAGCTAACCCGTCTCTCGGCCATACTTTTACAGAAAGGTATCTGCGAGAGCAGGTTACGCAGGCGAGGGGCATGCCGTCGAAAGAGAGTATTGTCCGCCGCCTCAACTTCTGCCAGTGGGTTGATGCTGATAACCCATGGATAAGCAGCGATGTGTGGATGGGGTGCGAAGAGGATTTCGATCTCCATGAACTGCAGGGTGAAGAATGCTACGGAGGCCTCGACCTTTCAGGAAGCAGGGACCTTACCGCCCTGGCGCTGTTTTTCCCGAAAAAAAGAAAGCTGCTGGTGGAATTCTGGACCCCGAAAGAAACACTTTTAGACCGCTCAAAAACGGATCGGGTGCCTTATGACGCCTGGGAACGTGACGGCTACATTCACACCACGCCAGGAAAAGCGGTTAAGTACGGATTCGTTGCTGAACGAATAGCCGATCTATCCCAGATGTTTTTTATCAAAGCGATCGCATTTGACCAGTACCGAATTAAATACCTTGAACCAGAACTGGAAGAGGCCAGTGTATCGGTCCCTTTAATCCCCCACGGTCAGGGATATTACAAAGCCCAGGAGTCAGGATTATGGATGCCGCACTCTATCGAGCTTTTCGAACAACGGCTTGACGACGGCGACATCATCATAAAAACCAACCCCTGTCTGCGCTGGAATGCGGCATCCGCTGTGACTGAGGCTGACCAGAAAGAAAACCGCATCTTTGCCAAGAAGAAAAGCACAGGCCGTATCGATGGCGTGGTGGCTTCAGCTATGGCGATCGGTGCATCTGAAGGGGAAGTGGAGGAAGAGGGAGATGTCGATGGATTTTTTGACGAACCGATCATAGTGGGTATCTGATGGCTAAGAACAAGCAACCCGGGCGCGTAAAAAGCGCCCTGTTAAACTGGCTGGGCGTGCCAATCAGTCTTACGACAGATGAATTCTGGCGCGAATGGTTTGGCACCAGCAGCAGTGGCAAGGTGGTAACCGCTGATAAAGCGATAAAACTCTCTGCTGTCTGGGCGTGTGTCAGGCTGTTAAGCGAGTCGATTTCAACACTTCCATTGAAAATTTACGTGCGACAGCCTGATGGCTCGCGAAAGGCAGCGACAGACCATCCTGCCTATTCGGTGCTGTGCCGTCGTCCTAATTCCGAAATGACGCCATCCCGATTTATGTTGATGGTTGTCGCCAGTATTTGTCTACGCGGGAACGCCTTCATTGAGAAGAAGTTCATCGCAAACCGCCTGATATCACTGGTGCCCTTGCTGCCACAAAATATGGTGGTGAAGCGACTCCCCAGTGGTGTACTGCAGTACAAGTACACCGAAGACGGAACGGAACGCATTATTCCCGTCAAAAATATGATGCACATCCGCGGATTTGGTCTGGACGGTGTATGCGGCATGATGCCGACGATGGCAGGTGTTGATGTATTTGGTGCGGCTATGTCGGTGGATGAAGCGGCGGCGAAAATCTTTGAGAATGGACTCCAGAGCACCGGATTTTTGTCCTCTGAGAATGCGCTAACGAAAGAACAGCGTGACCGTCTGCGTCAGAACCTTCAGTCATTTATCGGCTCAAAAAACGCCGGAAAACTGATGGTGCTGGAAAACAAACTGACGTACCAGAATGTCACCATGAATCCAGAGGCAGCGCAACTGCTTGAAAGTCGATCTTTCAGCATTGAAGAGATTTGCCGCTGGTTCAGGGTGCCGCCTTATATGGTTGGACATACAACAAAGCAGAGTAGCTGGGCATCCAGCCTGGAAGGAATGAACCTCCTTTTTCTGACCCACACACTTCGACCGCTGCTGGTGAATATTGAGCAGGAAATTGGCCGGTGCTTACTCGACAGCGATGATGACGTGTTCGCGGAATTCTCCGTGGAAGGACTGCTGCGCGCCGACAGCGCGGGTCGTGCTGCATACTATACCAGCGCGCTTCAGAATGGCTGGATGTCCCGAAATGATGTTCGCCGTCTGGAGAACATGCCGCCGATTGAAGGGGGCGACATTTACACCGTTCAGCTCAACCTGACACAACTGAAGAACCTTGAGAACAGTAATCCTGCCGTTCAGGCACTGGCGATCAGGGAGCTTCACAATCACGTATTCCCCGACATTCCATATGAGCAATCGCCTCTAAAGCAGGCCGCTTAGGAGCATAACCCACATGACAAAAAAACAACTTCCGGCTGCACCGGCGGGTCGTCCCTGCGCGCGTGTCACCTGTGAAACTTTACCGTCTGCACTGGATCGCTGGGACGGTGGGATCAAAGCTGCGGCCACCGACGATAACAGCATTTCAGTTTTCGATGTTATCGGGCAGGACTACTGGGGCGAAGGGGTAACAGCTAAACGTATTGCCGGTGCGCTTCGGGCGATGAACGGTGCCGACGTTACGGTGAATATCAACTCACCGGGCGGCGACATGTTCGAAGGTCTGGCTATTTATAACCTGCTCCGCGAATACGAAGGCCGTGTAACGGTGAAGGTGCTGGGCATTGCCGCCAGCGCCGCCTCGATAATTGCGATGGCCGGGGATGATATTCAGATTGGTCGCGGTGCCTTTCTGATGATCCACAACTGCTGGGTATACGCGATGGGAAATCGCCATGACTTTGCTGAACTGGCACAGTCACTGGAGCCCTTCGATACCGCTATGGCTGATATCTACGCGGCGCGCTCCGGCCTTGATATGGCCGCCGTTCAGAAGCTGATGGACGCCGAAAGCTATATCGGTGGCAGTGATGCTGTGGCGAAGGGACTGGCAGACAGCCTGCTTTCTGCTGATGCAGTCAGCGACGGCGACGAATCACCTTCCGCAGCGCTTCGCAAACTTGATGCATTGCTGGCCAAGACCAACACCCCGCGCTCTGAGCGCAGAAAACTCATTAAAGCCTTATCCGGTGGCATGCCTGGCGCTGTCACCACCAACGACGGTACGCCGGGCGCTGCCGAAGACATCAAACCTGAAACCATCAATTCACTTGAAAACGCCCTGGCGGCGCTAGTCAAATAAGGACCCTTTATGTCTGAAGTAAACGATATTCTTAAAAAAGTCACTGCCAGCATTGAAGAAGCAACCAGTAAGTTCAACGCGAAAGCAGAAGAAGCCGTCAAAGAAGCGCAGAAATCCGGCAAGCTGTCAGAAGAAACAAAGGCAGCCGTTGATAAAATGGCTACTGAGTTCAACGCCCTGCGTGAAGCAGAAAAAACGTTGAAGGCCGCAATGGGTGAACTCGAACAGCATGTAGCTCAGATGCCGCTGGCAAATGCGAAGCAGGTTGTGGAGTCGATCGGCCAGCAGGTGATCTCTGCTGAGGCGCTGAAAACCTTTGCTGCCAGTGTTGAAGGTGGCAAACGTATCAGCATCCCTGTGAAGGCTGCTTTGACTTCTGCGGATGTTCCTGATGGTGTTGTGGAGCCTCAGCGCCTGCCGGGTATTGATACGGCGCCGAAGCAGCGCCTGTTCATCCGCGATCTGATTGCACCAGGTCGCACTTCCTCCCCGGCTATTTTCTGGGTGCAGCAAACAGGCTTTACCAACAACGCGAAAGTGGTTCCTGAAAATACGCAGAAACCATACAGCGAAATTGAGTTTACGCCGAAAATCACTGGCGTAAGCACCATCGCCCACCTGTTCAAAGCCTCAAAGCAGATCCTGGATGACTTCGCACAGCTGCAGTCAACCGTTGATGCAGAAATGCGCTACGGGCTGAAGTACGCAGAAGAGCAGGAAATTCTCTTCGGTGATGGTACCGGCGTTCATCTGCATGGCATCGTTCCTCAGGCGTCGGCGTTTAATCCAGCGTTCACTGTGGAACAGCAGAGCGGGATTGACGATCTGCGTCTGGCAATGTTGCAGGCGCAGCTGGCGCGCTTCCCTGCATCCGGTCACGTTCTTCACTTCATTGACTGGGCGCGGATCGAGCTGACAAAAGACAGCCTGGGTCGTTACATCCTGGCTAACCCGGCGGCACTGACTGGCCCGACTCTGTGGGGGCTTCCGGTTGTTGCAACGGAAGCGGCGGCCTTCCAGGGTAAATTCCTGACCGGTGCATTCAACGCTGGCGCGCAAATCTTCGACCGCGAAGATGCGAACGTCGTTATCTCCACGGAGAACGCCGACGACTTCGAGAAAAACATGATAACCATCCGTTGCGAAGAACGTCTGGCGCTGGCTGTGAAACGCCCTGAAGCGTTCGTGTACGGTTCATTCAGCACCGGCGCGGGTAGCTGATAACTATTGCGGCCTACGGGCCGCTTTTTTCGGGGCAAACAAATGCTTGATCAGAATGTGGTGAAACAGCATTGCCGGATTGATACCGACTTTACGGGTGATGATGCTCTGCTTGAGATTTACACAGGTGCGGCGGCCAGTTACATCCAGACATGGACACGGCGAACGCTCTATGAAAAGGAAAGCAGCCCTGGCTACGCTGACGACCCAGACCCGATACTGCTTAATGATGATGTTAAGGCGGCAATGTTGTTACTCATTGGCCATTGGTATGCAAACAGGGAAGCGGTAAACATCGGGAACATAACTTCAGCCATTCCTTTTGCTGTGGAAGCGCTATTGCAGCCATACCGCATTTATGGATTGTAGGGGGGGGTATGCAGGCCGGAAGACTGAGAGACAGGGTGGTAATTCAGAACATCACAACATCCAGAGATCATTCTGGTCAGCCTGTTGAAACGTGGCATGAGGGCGCGACTATATGGGCAGAAGTTAAAGGTATCAGCGGGCGTGAGCTTGTAGCGGCAGGTGCTGAAACGGCCGTAGCCACTATCAGGGTATGGACTCGATTTCGTAACGATATAACTGCTGCGTCAAGACTCATGGTTGTGACTGGCCCGTTCAAGGGTGTCATTTTAAATATCATTGGTCCGCCGATACCTGATTCTCGCGGCATTCAGCTCGAAATTTTATGCAAGCAGGGGGCCGAAAAATGATTGAAACGAGCCTCGATTTCTCCGGGTTGAATGACATAGCAAAAGACCTGGAGTTACTTAGCCGCGCTGAAAACAACAAGGTTTTGCGTGATGCCACGCGCGCCGGGGCAGAAGTGCTAAAGGAAGAAGTGATCGCACGCGCTCCTGAGAGAACTGGAAAGCTGAAGAAAAACGTGGTCGTTTTGACTCAGCGCTCACGCCGCCGTGGCGAAATTACATCCGGCGTACATATCCGTGGCCGCAACATGCGAACCGGTAATAGCGACAACACCATGAAAGCCAGCGATCCGCGAAATGCGTTTTACTGGCGGTTTGTTGAGATAGGGACAGTAAATATGCCGCCTCATCCGTTTGTGCGACCCGCGTTCGATGTTCGCCAGGAGCTGGCAACGGAGGTCGCGATCAGGCGAATGAACCAGGCGATAGATGAGGCATTAAGCAAATGACGGAAGACGATCTCTATCCTCTGCTGGCACCGCTGGCCGGAGGGCAGGTTTATCCCTACGTTGCACCGCTTGGCAGTGACGGGAAACCTTCAATTTCACCGCCGTGGGTAATCTTCTCGATCATAACTGATGTGGCCGCTGACGTTCTCTGCGGCCAGGCAGAGTCTTCTGTTTCGGTGCAGGTCGATGTCTATTCCAGCACCATCACTGAAGCGCGCACGATCAGGAATATGGCGCTTGATGCTCTGCAGGTGCTGAAGCCGGAAAGCATTGTGAAAACGCCGGGCTATGAGCCTGATCTGCGCTATCACCGGGCCACGCTCGAATTTCAGGTCACCGTCTGACCAGACCTAAACCATACCACCCGCTCCGGCGGGTTTTTTATTTCAGGAGACAGTTATGTCCTCACTTTATGAAAAATCACAGGGCACGAAGATTCAGATCACTTCTGCCCCGGCAACGCCCGAAACGGTCGGTTCTGCAACCTATCTGGATTTGCAGTGCACCATTAAAGAGGTGCAGTTCACTGGCGGTCAGAAACAGGATATCGACGTCACGACCCTGTGTTCTACAGAACAGGAAAACATTAACGGCCTGGGCGCTCAGTCAGAAATATCTCTGTCAGGTAACTTTTACTCAAACCCTGCACAGGATGCCCTGCGTGATGCGTATGACAATGACACCACATACGGTTTCAAAATCATTTTCCCTTCTGGGATCGGCTTCCAGTTCCTGGCTGAAGTTCGCCAGCACACCTGGTCATCAGGTACAAACAGCGTTGTGGCCGCCACATTCTCGCTGCGTCTGAAGGGCAAGCCCCAGAAAATTGATCCGGGTTCATAAGGAGTAACCGATGAAATCTATTAAAGAGCTCGCGCTGTCGCGTCAGTCCGCATTCCGCCACGTTACTGTTGAAGTGCCGGAATGGGATGGAGTAAAGATTATGCTCAGGGAACCATCAGCAGAAGCATGGTTGCACTGGCAGGACGTGATTAAACCGGGTGATACGGATGGTGAGTTGTCCGTGTCAGAACGTGCGCACCGCAATCTTCGCGCCGATGTCACACTGTTTATTGACGTTTTGTTTGACGAACAGGGTGAGCCGGTATTCAGCAAAAATGATTTTGCCGATGTTGAAGCGGTGTATGGCCCTGTTCATGCGCGGTTGCTGCGCCAGGCTCTTAATCTGACTACTGACCCGAAGGAAGCTGAGGGAAAGTAGCACAGCCCGGCATGAGGTTTCTGATGTCGCTTGCGCTCCGCATGGGGCGCACGCTATCAGAGCTTCGGGATATCATGTCTGCCAGTGAGCTCAGGCTCTGGGCTGAATTTGATAAACATAGCCCAATAGGTGATATCCGGGGCGACATTCAGGCGGCACAAATTGCAACGGCTGTGTTTAATTCTCAGGGTGCAAAAGCCACGATGAGTGACATGCTGCTGCGCTGGCAGCGTGATCCTGATGAAGAAGGTGCAGACCCGTTTGCCGGGCTTGAGGCGGCGCTTACAGCTGCGACGCAGTGACATTTAGCCCAGAAAATATTAGGATTTGTTCGACTAATTATTCTGGGACCAAAAATATGGAAATTTTACTTGTTTCAATTGTCATCGGCTTAATTCCGGCCTTAATTGCTCATAGCAAAGGCCGCTCTTTCTTTGCCTGGTGGGTGTATGGTGCGCTGTTGTTTATTATTGCTTTCGTGCATTCTCTTGTAATAAAGAAGGATGTTGCTGCTGAAGAAAAAGACTTAATTGAAAACGAGGGTATGAAGAAATGTCCGTTCTGTGCGGAGATAATCAAAAGCGAAGCCATTAAATGTAAACACTGCGGCAGTGATTTGGCAGCTGGATCACCTCCACCTAAAACTGATGAAGAATACCTTGAAGAGGCCAGGCAAAAGGTCTGGAAACAATAAAAATAAAACCGCTTCGGCGGTTTTTTTACGTCTGGAGCTTGGATAAATGGCAACCTTACGCGAATTAATAATCAAAATTTCCGCCAATTCTCAATCTTTCCAGACGGAGATATCACGCGCCTCTCGAATGGGGCAGGACTATTATCGGTCTATGCAAAATGGTGGACGACAGGCTGCTGCTGCGTCGCGTGAAACACAGCGAGCTCTGGCGGAGGTTACCAATCAGATTAACACAGCAAAGGCATCTGCTCTTGGGCTGGCAGGCGCATTTGCAGGAGCGTTTGCAACAGGTCACCTTATTTCACTTGCGGACGAATGGAGTTCCGTGAACGCCAGACTGAAGCAGGCATCCCAGTCTAACGATGATTTTATTGCTTCTCAGCGTGCACTGATGGAGATCAGCCAGCGCACAGGTACGACTTTTTCAGACAATGCCAGTTTGTTTGCGCGTTCCGCTGCCTCAATGCGTGAATACGGTTATTCATCCGAAGATGTTTTAAAGGTTACCGAAGCGATTTCTACAGGATTAAAAGTTTCAGGAGCCAGCACTGCAGAGGCAAGTTCAGTTATCACCCAGTTCAGCCAGGCTCTTGCTCAAGGTGTTTTGCGTGGCGAAGAATTTAACTCCGTAAACGAGAATGGGGATCGTGTTATTCGTGCGCTCGCAACTGGAATGGGCGTCGCGCGAAAAGACCTTAAAGCAATGGCTGATCAAGGCCAGCTTACTTCTGACAAGGTGGTCCCGGCATTAATTAGCCAGCTTGGGACGCTGAGAGATGAGTTCAGCTCCATGCCTCAGACAGTTTCTGCCGCCTCTACGAAGATAGAAAATGCTTTCATGGCATGGGTAGGCGGGGCTAACGAAGCTACAGGTACAACGAAGGTATTAACCGGTGCGTTTAATAGTGTTGCTGACAATATTGATACTGTAGCAATGGCTGCTGGTGCGCTAGTGGCTGTCGGTACAGCTCGCTGGCTTGGTGGAATGGTCACTAGTGCAGCATCTGCGACGGCTGAGTTGTTAAATGCTGCAAAAAGCGAGGTTTCATTGGCTGAAGCCCAGCTCAGGGGAACCCAGATTTCTACAGCAAGAGCCAGGGCAGCTGTATATCGTGCCCAACAAGCACTGATTGCAGCTCGTGGTACAGATGCCCAGGCAGCTGCCGAGAAAAGATTATCCGCAGCTCAGGCATCATTAACAAGAAATATTCAAGCCAGAACAGCAGCACAAACAACGCTCAATAATGTGACCGCTGCTGGGTCAAGATTGATCAGTGGTGCACTTGGATTGGTGGGCGGAATCCCCGGTTTGGTCCTGCTTGGAGCTGGCGCATGGTACACCATGTATCAGAATCAAGAACAAGCCAGACGCTCAGCACAGGAATATGCAAACACTCTCGAAGAAGTGCGCGCTAAGACTAAATCCATGTCTCTGCCTGAGGTTTCGGATAATGAAACAAAGACCCGGCAGGCTCTGGATGAACAAAACAGGCTCGTTGATGAGCAAGCCCAAAAAGTAAGGCAACTAAAGGAAGAGATTGCCGGTTATCAGCATATGCTGGCAAATCCTGGAGTAACTGTAGGTGGTTATATGATTAACCATCTGAAAAGTATTGATGACGCCACACGTGAACTTTCAAACGCAACGAGCTCTTTAGTTGTTGAGCAGGAACGTTTGGCTCAGATGCAGGCAAAATCTGAGTCTATACAGGAGGTTCTTGAAGGTATTGAGCATCGACGGATCGCCTTGATTCGACAGCAAGCGGCAGAGCAAAACAGCGCATATCAATCATTATTGGTGATGAATGGGCAGCATACTGAATTTAACCGCTTGTTGAGTCTAGGTAATAGCCTGCTCATGGCTAGGCAGGGCCTTGTAAACGCCCCGATGCGTCTTCCTCAGGCTGAGCTTAATACCAGTCAAAGCGATGCATTAAATAAAAGTCGCCGCGATCTTGAATTATCTAAATTAAAAGGAGAAGCAAAAGAGCGTGCACGTTTAGCTTACGCGGCTGACGATTTAGGGTTTGTTGCGGATGATCCGCGTTATCAAACTAGCCGTAACGAATTTATTAATAATGGTTTGGCTGAGTGGCGTAATAATGAAGCCAGTAAACCTCAGAAGAAAGGCCCTAAATCCGAAGCCGAAAAAACTGTTGATACGTATGACAAGCTCATCAAGCAGCAGAAAGAGCAGATCGCTCTGGCTGGTCAAAATACCGAACTGGCAAAACTGAAATACCAGGTTAGCCAGGGCGAACTGGCGACGCTGACAGAGTCCGAGAAACAGACCCTTTTGCAGAATGCCGCGCTTATTGATCAGCAGAAAATTCGTGAGCAACTGGCAGCGTATGAGGCAAACCTTGCCGATGCCAACGCCAGCGCGCGTGCATCAAACCAGGCTGAGCTCACTGGATACGGGCAGGGGAGCCGTATGCGTGAGCGTATGCAGGAAATGCTGCGTATCAGGGAGGAATTTCAGCAGAAAAACGTTGACCTTCAGCGCCAGTATCAGTCCGGTGATATCTCTGAGGAATTGTATCGCCAGGAGTTGGCACTGAATAAACGTTATCTCGATGAACGCTTACGCGATCAGGAGAGTTTCTACGCTGCGTCTGATGCCCAAAGAAGTGACTGGGCTGCTGGGATGCGGGAGGGCTTTGCTAACTGGGTAGATACTGCTTCCGATTATGCATCGCAGTCAGCAGACCTGGTGAACAATACCATGTCTGGGCTGGTGGGAAATATTTCTGAAGCATTGGCCGGTAACAAGGTTGACTGGGAGGACTGGTCAAAATCGGTACTGGCATCTATGCAGAAAATTATCCTGAACGCGATGATCGTCAATTCGCTGCAATCTTCTATGGGCGGTGGTGGATTTCTGGGCGGATTGTTTGGTGGCTCTGCTGGCGGGTCCACACCGTCTGGTTCTTACAACTCGGCTGCATCAGGTCTTCAGCTCAACGCTAAGGGAGGGGCTTACGCTTCCGCCAGCCTCAGTGCTTACAGTAACAGCATTGTCAGATCACCGACATACTTTGCTTTTGCGAAAGGCACTGGGCTGATGGGGGAGGCTGGCCCGGAAGCCATCATGCCACTCACACGCTCTGCGGATGGTTCGCTCGGTGTTCGGGTAACCGGGGCGCAAACCTCACCAGCGGGAAGTGGTGAAATCCATATTACCCAGCATTTCACCATTTCCGGTAATGGCGACGCCGCGCTTAAACAGGCAATGGAAGAAGCGGCAGCACGGGGGGCAAGAGACGGTGCGAAGCTGGCGAGGCAGGAAACGTTAAAGGATTTCCAGACGAATGGACCGGCCAGGAGAATGCTAAACGTTTAAGTAAGGAGTAACTATGGCTGCGCTTGAATGGCCTGCAGATGTATGTCCGGCGTCGCTGACGTGGCGGCCGGAAAGTAATACCAAAACCTTTCGTTCCCCCTTTAACGGCGCTTCTCAGACCGTTCGCTTTCCCGGTACCCGCTGGATTTGCTCCCTGACGTTTAACAATCTCACCGATGAAAAATCCCGGCGTATAGATGCGCTGGTGGCCTCGCTCGATGGTGAATATGGAAGGGTAAAAATTCGTGACTGGGGCCGGGATGGCAGAACGCCTGCCGGGAATCCGGTTGTTCAGGACGCTAACCAGACAGGCACGCAGCTGAGCAGCAAGGATTGGACGCCAGGCAAGCTTGTGCTGCGCACCGGGGATTACATCACCGTTCACGATGAGTTGAAAATGGTTACAGCTGATGTGACCAGCACTTCAACTGGTACCGCAATCATTCCGATTGCACCTATGCTGCGTACTTCACCGCCGGTTAACAGCAAAATTGAAGTGGCTAACCCCTACGGCATTTTTAAGCTGAAGGATAACCAGCAGGGAGCGGGGAACCGTATTCCAGGCGTCTTTACCAGCTACACGCTGGAGTTTGAGGAGGCATTTTAATGCTGTATTCCCCTTTTTCAGATTCGATGATCACCTGGCTCTCCCGCGACAGGGTGACTGCGGTGCTGGCGGCAAATGTCCAGTTTGAGTCCGGCACGGCTTACGTTCACTCCGGCACCGGTACACTGGTGCTGGGTGGATTTGTCTATTACGGCATGGGAACGCTGGGCGCTATTGATGACGTGAGCGAAACCAACACGACAAGCCCGACGCAACTGAAAATGACTTTGTCCGGCCTGGACATGTCCCTGTTTGCTAAAACACTTAACGAGCGTTGCGTGGGCAAGCCTGCTGAGCTGTATCTTGTGGCAATGGACGACAATGGCGTAGTTCAGGTGGCGGACCTGATTTTTAAGGGCCGGGTATCCGGTACCGGAGCGACATCGGGAGATACCAACGCCCTGCAGTACACCGTCAGTAATATTTTTGAGGACTGGCAGCGACCTTTCCCGGATCGCTATACCGATGAATCCCACCAGACAGCCCAGCCGGGCGACCGTATATTTCGCTACGTCGCTCAAATGGCAGAACGTTCAATTTACTGGGGCAGCAAAAAAGATGCGCCAGGATTTACCTATTCGTGAGGAAGCATGAAGCATCCAGACTGGCATAACAGATTAATCGCCGTGATAAGGGCCGCTGAAAAGCGGCCTTTTTTATGGGGCGAACATGACTGCTGCCTGTTTGCAGCTGACTGCGCAGAAGCGATGACCGGGGAGAATTTTGCTGACGGCTGGCGCGGGACGTATGACAGCGAAACAGGGGCGAAAATAGCGCTGCTGCGCGGTGGCGGTTCGCTTGAAAAGGTTCTGGCTAAATATCTTGATGAAGTACCTGTGAAGATGGCTCAGCGCGGCGATATCGCGGTTGTAGAAAACGCCGGAACCCGATGCGCCGGAGTGATTTACGGCGGCGCTGTATGGGTGCCGGGTGAGGCAGGTCTGGTTTGCCTGCGCGTCAAACCGATGAGTACATGGAGGGTTCGCTGATGCCTGCCGCTATTCCTATCATTGCGACTGTCGCCGCTGGCGCTGCAGCTGCAAATGGTGCCTACGCAATAGCAATGGCCATCACCATCGCTGCGCAGGTGGCCACGCAGATGATGACCAAAAAGCCCTCCCTTGGCTCTTATCGGGACTCATCCGAAAGGAAGCAGGTTTTGCGCGCTGCGGCCAGTCCAAAAACGGTGGTTTATGGAAGGACTGTGTCTGCTGGCACCCTGTTTTTCTCTGAAGAACAGCCCGGCAACCAGACTGATGGTGAATGGCTTCACCTGGCTATCACTCTGGCGGGTCATCCGCTGTCTGGTGTGGGTACCATCTATCTCGGTGATGATGACATCGGTTCGTACTCTGGCAACGCGACTTATGAGGTTCATAACGATCGTCAGACGGCAGACCCTTTTATGCTGAAAAATTGCCCATCGTGGAAAAATGACATGATCGGCAAGGGGATTTCCTGGCTTCGTGTGTCGCTGAAGTTTAACGCTGAAAAATTTCCTTCCGGCATTCCCAATATCAAAGTGGAGAAGACAGGGCGCAAGGTCTATGACCCGCGCACCGGCCGCACGGAATACAGCAATAACCTGGCACTTTGCGTGCTGGATTACTACCGCAATTATTTGAAAGTTCCTGATGCGGATATCAGCTGGGATCAGTTTCAGGAAGCCGCCAATATTTGCGACGAAATGGTAACAAACGGCGACGGTGCATCAGAAAAACGTTACACCCTCAACGGGGAATTTGATCTCAGTGAAAACAAGGCCAGCATCCTTGAAGCGATGCTGGCAGCGGGTGCAGCTGAGCCAACATACATCGCTGGTAAGCACGGAATTCTGGTTGGCGCGTATTACGGCCCGGCGACTGAAGTGATCACTGAAAGCCAGCTGGCTGGTGACATCGAAATCATGCCGGAGGTGTCCCAGTCTGAGCGCGTTAACACCATTAACGGAACGTTTATCGACCCGAAACAGACCTATGCTGAGGCTGATTTTCCGGCTGTTTCAGTCAGTGAGTGGGTTGCAGAAGATGGCGTTGAAATATCGCAGGATATGAAACTTCGGTTTGTGACCAGTGAGTTTCAGGCCCAGCGACTGGCGGATATTAAGCTGAAGCGCACCCGAATTTCGCGCACTATGAATCTCACGCTGAACCTGAGTGGCTACCGCTACCGTCCAGGTATGTACGTGAAAGTAAACTTTCCGTCGCTCGGTATAGTTAATGTCGAAATGCGTGTCACTGACTGGAAATTTGGTATACAGAATGGCGTGCAGATCACCCTGAAACAAGAGACTGCTGATGTCTGGGGTGATGCGATTGGGAAACCGATTGAGCGCCCACCGTTTACACAGCTACCTCCGGGAGGCGTGGCGCAACCGCAGAACCTGAAATATACCGTAGAGGAAATTGGACAGGTGGTGCAGGGCGTGCTGTCCTGGCAGAATATTGGGCAGTTTGTTTATAACAAGGTCGTGATCCGCAAAGCAGGTCAGATGGTGCTGTCTGCACAGGTTCCGGGTTCATTCACCAGGCTGACAGGGCTTGTTCAGGCAACCTACACAGCTCATGTCACTGCGGTCAATCAGATGGGCGCAGAGTCGCCGGAGGCATATCTCGAATTCAGCATTCAGGCACCGCCTCCGCCATCCAAAGTGGATATAGAGCAGAGTTATTTTGCCATAACGCTTTACCCGCGCCTGGCAGCAGTGACGAACGTCTCAACGCAGTTTGATTTCTGGACGTCCGGAGAAACCAGACTACCGAATACCAGCACGCCCACAGTTGAAGGTGGAGCAACGCGCGCCGGTGTCGGTACCACCTGGAGCAGCCACGGTCTGAAGAACGGGCACACCTATTACTGGTATATCCGCACCATTAACGCTTTCGGAACATCTGCATTCGTGGAAGTCGCCGCGTTGTGCCAGACCGATACAGCTGACCTGATAGATATCATTGACGAAGCTGTCAGGGATTCTGATGCATTCAAAAATGTTTCTGAAGGGGTGAATACAAACCTCGAAGGTATTCTGCAAAACGCGCTGGCGAACAAAGGTACTGTGGATCGCCAGTTCCAACAGTTGGGGCAGGTAAGCGCCGAAATCCTGACTGTGAAAACAACGATCGCCACAGTAGACCAGGCTCTTGCGCAGCTCACAACGAGCGTTAAGGCTCAGTTTGGTGAGGTCAATTCTCAAATTCTTCAGCAGCAGACAGCCATCAGTGACAACGCAAAAGCTATCTCGTCTCTCGATACATACGTGCAGTCACAGGTTGGCAGTTTGACGGCGGCCGTCAATCAGAAGATGAACGCAGAGGTGACCAGCGATGGCACAGCCAAAGCGTCATACACACTGAATCTGGGCATTGTCCGAAACGGAGTGAAGTACAACACCGGCTTTGGAATGTCCATCGAACCATCAGGAGGATCATACAAATCGACAGTAGTATTTGCTGCTGATCAGTTCGGTATTTACTCAGGAAGTAACCCGGGAAATTATCAGCCCGCATTTTTTGTCTATAACGGCCAAGTGTTCATTCGTGATGCCATGATTCAGGACGGAAGTATAACTAATGCGAAGATCGGTAATTACATAAGGTCATCAAACTATGTTGCCGGTCCCGCCGGTGCTGGCTGGAACATTGATAAAGACGGGAACTGTGAGATGCATGGGGCGCTATATGCTTCCAGTGGTAACTTCGCATTCACGGGTAATGGTAATGGCGTCACCATTGACGGTAAGGGGGTAAAAATTGATCTTGGCGGCGGAAATCTTATTGTTCTCGGGGAGTGGTAACAATGCCAAAGGGATTACGTATTACCTATGATGACGGCGGTCCGGCAATGGAAATTACTGCCGGGCTGCGTTGCCCTTCATTCTGTCAGAACGTGAACGAAGCATGGGATATTAACCAGTACACAATTAATCAGCGGGTGGAAGGCAGTCAGATCGTTCTAATTCCCCGCAATACCGTTTATCAACTGTACAGGGGGACAAACCTTGTTCCCACTATCGGCATGCTGGACGGTTTTACGGTATCTGGTAATACGATCACCATGAACACATGGTGGAGTGACAACTGGACACGAGTAAGAACTTTCGGTGCGTCAATATGGCAAATTCTGCCAGCCTCCTCAGGAAAGGGGCTTTTAATTAAGGACAGCACTGATTTTTTATCCATAACTGATGCCTCGATGTCAGGTTATTGCGTATGGCGTGGGACAATAACATTTACCGGGCGCTGGGCTACACCGACGACAAATATTTCACGGGACCGCTATATGGTGTTTGCAAAATGGAGCGCTGAAAACGTCACTATTGAATTTGACGGATCAAACATCATTGCGACAAAAGACCATTCTGGGCTCGATCAGGATGCGACCGTAACCATGCAGATTGCCATTTTTGCCAGTGGTGTCTCTCCTTCACCAGGGAGGGGGTTGAATATTATAAAAGGTGGGGTCTGTGTGTTCTCCACCACACGAAGGCCATTTGTGTACCGGAACCAGACCTATACACCCACATGGTCAAACACTGATATTGGGGATGGCATGGTTTTACTTGGCCGCTACGGATATAACAGTGAAGTATATGGTGGCTGGGACTATATAAAATGGGCCGGACTCATCCGTAACGGTAACCTTGTGCGAGCCGGGAGGGGGAGAAATGTTACCTCATGGACATCTCAGTACAGCGTGGTAGGACGAAGGCTGACAAAACTTTCCATTCCTGTCATTGATGCAATCTACTAATAACCCGCTTCGGCGGGTTTTTTATTACATGAATTAAGGAATTCTTTATGTCCGCAGGAACATTGACTCTGACGAATAATTCAGCAGCAGTCACCGGCAGTAGCACTGCCTTTACCACCGAACTGGTCGCCGGAGATTTTATTGTTGTGACCGTCGGCGGTATTCCCTACACGCTGGCGACCAAAACAGTGAACAGTAATACCTCACTTACGCTGGTCAGCAGCTATACAGGACCCACTCAGGCAGTGGCGGCATGGTATGCCGTACCGCGAGTGGCAATGAACCTGGTCACTGCGGCGCTGGTCGCCCAGAGCGCAGAAGCCCTGCGTGGTCTCAATTACGACAAACAGAACTGGCAGAGCATTTTCAGCGGTACAGGAAACGTTACGGTTACCCTGCCAGATGGCAGCAGCTTTACCGGACCTGCATGGAATAGCTTCACCACAGCATTGAACGGCAAAGCCGACAAGGTAAGCGGGGCAGTACCAGTTAACCAGGGTGGGACCGGGGCGACGGCTGCAGCTGACGCTCGTACAAACCTCGGTTTGGGAAACGTAGCCACTCTTAATGCTGGCGAGTCTCGTGAAAACGTTGTTACGGTAGGTTCTTCTGGTATTGGAGGCAACAGTATCGGAACTGGGTCTGAAAACATCAATACGTTTGCCGGGAAAACATGTTTCTGGACTGGGCAAGGTAGCGGACCTATTACCGGTGTTGTTTTTGGTTTTACAGTAACCCACTCCACACAGTCATCCGCTTATAACACACAGGTTGCATTCAGAGGCGGGCGTTCTTACCTTCGCGCACTGGAAGGTGGAACCTACACAGGCTGGTATGAAAATTACTCAACGGCCAACACCACTAAAGCCAGCGACGGTACTCTTAAAGCGGCATCGCCGGTGGCACGTATCGTTAAGTCTCAGGAAGAGAGTCAGCGTACTGACGTAGCCGATGATGGTTTCTCCTGGTACGGCTGTGGAACGGCGAACGCCGAGGCTGAAGGTGTCACAATCTCTCGGCTCGATATCGGCGTTTACGTCTTGACGGGCTCCGCTGGTCTTGCGTCGGAAGGCTGGCAGCTCCTGCCGCCGATGGACCCAGGCGGCATGGGAGAACTGGGTGTGGTTGAAGCAGAGCAAACCGACAACGGCGAGCTGACAATCCGCCTGTTTAAGCGAAAATACATACTGAGTGATGAGGGTGAGATCGTTAAAACAAAAGGTCTACCGATGGACGTACCAGCCAACAGCTGGATAGACGTTCGCTTGGATATGCCCGAGAGCAGCATCTGGAATCAGCGCCAGAAAGAAGCAAGTGAGGCGGATTTACAGGAGTCAGCTCCGTAA